CTTAGGCAATAGAGCCGATTAAGTCTTAAGAGATTTTGTGGCTCAATCCACTCTTAGCGTTGAGCCGTGGGTATATTGAGAAATTTTATCAGGGACAGAGCTATACCAGACTCCACAATTCCAATTAAGGAAAAGACCAATTTGTCAACATCAAGTGATGCCGGTAACCTTAGCGAAAGGCGTCAAAATTACTGCACGCCCATCCACGCGCTCAACGCATTTTATCTCCATTGCGTTCCTGCGCCAAGCGTCTCCACCTTCTGTGGTTGTCCTGACAGACATCGTCTGCCTATCACCAATGATGTAGAAACTCCAGTCGCCGAAATACAGCTCGTCCTGCGATAAGTCATTCTGCTCATGGAACGGATAGCCGTAGATGGTGTCAGGCAATCTGTAGGTTTCCCCTTGCCCTGAACCAACATTACCACCCCTGGAATCTCTCCAAATGTACTGGTTATTGCTATCTTTAAGCGTCCTCAGAATCCTCTTGACGTATCGATGTCCGACGAAAGCCGCCCTAGGTGATTGAGTTACCCTCTGGGGTACTGAATCAATCAAGCGGATTAGGTTGTCGAACGTAAGGGCGCCAGTCGCAAAGTTAGCAATCGTCTCGATGCTAATACCTCGCGGCATAGTAGTCCCAGCTCCGGTGAAGAACGCATTGTCCTCCGCCGCACCAATGGCCTCAGCGAATAGTTCAATAATGAACGAAACGAGGTTAATGTTGGCATCTGCTAGCAACTGGTCTGAAACGGGCAACAGACACACCAAGTCGTTAGGAGACAGTTCAACCTGACCAAATTCCGCTGAAGTGGTTGACTTGGACGCATACTCTCCAGTCCAATAGGCAACTGGCTTCGCACTCAAACTGTTAAGCTTTAAGCTATCAGTGGACATCGGGATAATCCTGGCAATCCTCCGCATGACAGTCATGTCTGGGAGAACCCGAAAAACCTCGGTACGAAGCTCTTCAGGCACCAGATAACCACCCTCTGTATTTGTCCCTTCCACTAAAGCACGAAGTACCTGTTGAGATGCTGGGTCTGCGTTGGAGTAAACCAATGCCTTAAAAAAGGTAACGATTTTCTCCTCCTTGCTAAGTGAGGCCAGGTCAGATGGATATTCCACCTCTTTAAGACCGCCCCAGGTCGTAAAAATCTTGCTCTTGATATGCTCATTCAAATCCTTTTCAGTACCCTTGCCCAAGCCTTTCTTTTCCGCAACCAGATCCGCTATTTTCTTAGCAATACTTTCCGTTAGGTTAGCAACGACTTCCGCATTCTCTTTAGGAGCCACTGGCTCCTTTTCTACTTCTTTTTCTTTGGACGCGATTGATTCAACATCATCCGCCTTTAGTCCATGCTCTTTAAACACTTTTAACAAATCTTTTTTCAAATCTTTATTCATAGGTTAGTTTCTTTGTTTTGTGTAGTACCTTGCTACAAGCTCAGGAGTTACCAACTCATACAAGTACGGTTGGATTTAACCCTTCTTTATTCACCACCTTTCTGTGAGCTAATTGATATTTGAGATAGTGTTGAATCGAGCACCTCCAAAGCGGACTTAATCTGCTGTGGAGTATACTTTGTTTTAAGTTCCTCTATTTTGACTTTTTTCACTTCAGTTTGCCTTTTCAAAACTTTCTTGATTAGCCGAACCATATACCTGTCTTCCCTATCGAGTATCAGAGCGTGGATTTCATCGTCAAGACCTGCCAAGACTTGGTCTTCGACCATCTTGAAGTCGGGGACCTTTTTATCGAATTGTAAATAGTGTTTCTTCAAATGATTAAAAATGCCCTTTCTGTCGCCATCGGGAATTGCCACCCCGCCCCTAGCTCCAAGCAAAGCAGCCATTGCAGCGGCAGTTCCTCTCCAAACACACTTGTGACCTGTTGCTTTGTGGTGGGGCAACTTGTAAGAACCTTTGGCATCAGGTTGTTCGCTATCATACCAGGCACACATCAGCTTCAAGTCATCGACCTCCGCCTTGGCCTTCTCACCTGGGCCATCCCAGGGCTCGCTTTCGGGAGTAATCCCCAAATCTTTGAATGAAATCACTCCCCTGGTTTCCACTGGGAGTTCAGCTTTTGGCTCTTCCTTTTTTGGTTCTTTTTCAACCTTATCCTCTTTCAGTTCAACTTCCTTCTTCTCTTCTTTTTCTTTTACAATTCCTTCAACTGCCTTCTTTTTCTCGTCTGTCTTTGCATGAATCTCGACATCTAGCTTTTTCTTCTCCCCATCAACAGAAGCCTCGGAAGCGGCTTCAAATGTTCCTTTGTGTGACTTGCAATGGCTTCTTGCTTCACTAGCGTCCCAAGTTTTCTTATTATAGCGGTAAGCCTGTTCTTCCATACTCCCCCCAGTTTTCTTGCAGTAAATAACAGAATATTGCTTACCATTATGGCTTCTCGTTCCCCTTCGGCAGGTATCATATTGAGCAGGATCTTTTAGCCGGCAAGAGTGCTCATTTTCAAAAGGTTTAGTGATATCAACTGGCTCCCCTTTCTGGGGATAAAGGTCTCCTAATTCAACTGGATCAAATCTCTTGTCTTTCATGCCCTTGAGAGCAACCAATGCTTCTGGATTAGCAGGGACAGGAACGAATGAAAGCTCCAAAAGTTCTTGCTTGATATATTTCCTGCCACTGAACGGGTCGTCCTCATTCATTTGTTCCCATTCAATTGGAAGAAATCCAACCGAAACAGTGTTGATAAACCCATCGTTTATTTTCCTGAAAATCTCTTTGGCGAAGTTGTCCTGGAGGTCGAACTGAACCTTGAACATCAGCTTGGCGGCCTTCTCCCCCCTGTCCTGAATCCAGACCTTGAGGGCCTTGCCGATAGGAGGCCTTTCCTCCTTTTGGTTGTGTCCCCAAAGGATAACTGGATTAGTCTTTTTGTAGTTTTGAAGTTTCCATCCCGCCTGGTCGATTACGTCCCCTATCCTGTCCAAGACGTTGCTGGAGCCGACGACGGCATCGATGATTCCCTCATCTGCCTGAATTCCCTTGCTGACGACCTCGGCCTTCGTATGAAGCATTTTTGTTTCAGCCATGTTTCCTAAAGTATGAACCATATAATATACCTTGTCAAGTTATTCCACTTGGATGAGTTCTATCTCGGTCTCGCCGATATAGTTCTCGCCTGGCGTGGTGTACCTAATCGACACTATGCTCACTATGACATCAATTTCTCTGATTGTCAAATTTTCCTCACCTACTGAAAAGGTCACTGGTTGAGTCCCATCGACAATGGCGAGGATTGTAGCCAGCTCCGAGCTGACCAAAACATCCCAGCCCATAATGAACTTTTCTTTCCTATGCGACTTGTCCCTGCCTTCCTTCCCACTAATTGCGCGGACATCCTGGGCGATAAATAAAGATTCCCTCCTGAAATACTTGGGCCTCGGCAGGTTCGTCCCATCCAACACCCAACGGTCAGGGTAGATGGCGGGGGAGGGCGAGGGGGAGGCCGAGGGTGACACGCTTGGGCTGACCGAAGCACTTGGGCTGATTGAACCACTCGGACTGATTGAGCCGCTTGGGCTGACGCTTGCCGAGGGTGAAACCGACGGGCTTACAGAAGCACTTGGGCTAATCGAGCCACTCGGAGATACACTGGCACTCGGGCTAATACTCGGGCTGACTGACGCTGATGGGGAAATGGAGGCTGATGGGCTAATTGAGGGCGATATGCTCGCACTCGGGCTGACAGAGGGGGACACTGAGGCGCTGGGACTAACAGAGGCACTCGGCGAGACACTGGGGGAAACCGAGGCAGACGGGCTGACTGATGGAGACACACTGGCCGAAGGGCTAACGCTGGCACTTGGGCTGATGGACGGCGATACCGAAGCCGACGGGCTAACAGATGGGGATACTGAAGCTGAAGGCGAAATAGATGGACTAACTGACGCACTGGGTGAAACGCTGGCCGATGGCGAGACGCTTGCCGAAGGCGAAACTGAGGGGCTGACACTTGCAGAAGGAGATATTGATGGAGATATACTGGCGCTAGGGCTGATACTTGCACTAGGACTGATAGAAGGGCTTACGCTCGCACTGGGTGAAACCGAGGGGCTGATACTAGCGCTCGGCGAAACCGATGGCGATTTACTCGCACTCGGACTAACAGATGATGATACCGAGGCGCTGGGACTAATACTGGGCGATATGCTGGCCGATGGAGAAATGCTAGGACTAACGGAAGCCGAGGGAGAAACACTGGCGGACGGCGATACAGACAGGCTTACACTAGCGGATGGGCTCACTGAAGGGCTTATAGAGGCGCTAGGGCTAATCGAGGCACTTGGTGAAACACTCGGGCTTATTGAAGCCGAAGGGGAAATAGAAGGACTCGGGCTTAAAGAAGCCGATGGTGAAACTGAAGGGCTGACGCTTGGGCTGACTGAGGCCGATGGACTGACCGAAGCTGATGGGCTGATTGATGGAGAAACGCTCGGGCTGACGCTAGCACTAGGAGAAACTGACGCGCTTGGACTAATTGAAATGGAGGCTGAGGGACTTACGCTTGCGCTTGGAGAACCAACATCATCTTTATAAACATAGAAACAAAGGTCAGAACTACTAGCAGTCCAAGTAGGAGAGGCATATGAACACCTATTCCCCGCATGAGAAGGAGTAGAACTATCTTCGCCAACCACAACTCCATTTGCAGCCGCTGTATTACCATACTCAATCGCCACTATAAAATATGTGCTATTTGTAAGTGTGATTTTCTCCGCCCCACTAAACACAAAGTCGATGAGCTGGAATGAAGTAGTTAAAACAGAAACATTAACAGTATCGGAAGTAGCCAATAGGCTTTCAGGCACACTACTGGTGCCAAATGTGCCAGTATGGCTATATATCTTGGCAACCATAGTATCAGTCGGCGTACCAATCTTCTTCAAATAAAATGTTGCTTTATTTAGAACGCCCCCATCACCAGTAAAAGATTGCCCGAAAGATGTATAGCCATTACTCCATAAATAATCGTAGGCATCTTGATTACTTTCACTATAACTATCTACAATTGTCGCCATATTACACTACCTCGCTTATATTTCTACAATTCATTAAATTAGTCATGATTTAATCTTTCTCTAGTATAACACTAATGGTAATCCAGAAAAGCCTCCCTTGGGTTGTGCAGGAGCACGCTGTCCTCATCGTCCCAGATAGGCCTGCGTCTTTCGCTTCCCACGAGACTTGTTTTTTCAGCCTTATACAGTCCGGCAGGCTCTTTCCTTTTCAGGGGGATTTCTGGCGATGGGCTAGGCGATGGGCTCACCGACGGGGATTCTGAGGCGCTCGGGCTGGCCGAAGCTGAAGGGGACACACTGGCACTCGGCGATACTGAAGGACTTACACTTGCCGAAGGTGAAACTGAGGCGGATGGGGAAATAGATGGGCTGACACTTGCAGATGGCGAGATGGATGGGCTCACACTGGCACTGGGCGATATTGAAGGGCTTACCGAGGCTGATGGGCTCACGCTTGGTGAGACACTAGCTGATAGACTCACACTAACGGAGGGTGAAACTGATGGTGAGACACTCGCACTAGGTGAAACACTTAGGCTCACCGATGCTGAGGGAGAAATGGAAGGTGAAACGCTTGCGCTAGGACTTATGGAAGGACTCACGCTCGCTGATGGGCTTATGCTCGGACTAACCGAAGCGCTTGGCGAAACTGACGGGCTGACCGAGGCAGAAGGAGAAACGCTAGCACTCGGCGAGACTGATGGTGAAACGCTGGCCGATGGTGAGATTGACAGACTCACCGAGGCACTCGGCGAAATTGACGCCGATGGGCTGATACTCGGAGACACGCTGGCTGATGGACTAACTGATGGCGATATTGACGCACTCGGGCTGATAGAGGGTGACATGGAAGCCGAAGGGCTTACGCTCGGGCTAACACTGGCTGATGGCGAAACTGAGGCACTAGGAGAAATGCTTGGCGAGACAGATGCGCTTGGACTGACACTCGGAGATACGCTGGCCGAAGGCGAGATGGAAGCAGAAGGGCTAATAGATAAACTAACTGAGGCTGATGGACTAACGCTTGGACTAACAGAAGCCGAGGGGCTAATACTCGCACTAGGACTTATGCTCGGGCTCACACTGGCCGAAGGCGAAACAGATGGACTGACGCTAGCACTTGGGCTGATGGAAGCGGAAGGAGATATGGAAAGACTTATGCTGGCACTCGGAGAGACTGAGGGACTAACTGAAGCTGATGGGCTAACACTGGCGCTTGGGCTGATGGAAGGTGACACAGAAGCCGAAGGACTGATGCTGGGTGATACGCTCGCACTTGGAGAAATCGAGGCAGATGGGCTGACTGATGGTGACACCGAGGCAGAAGGACTAATAGATGGACTTCCCGACGGAGCTTCACTTGGCGATACAGAGGCAGATGGGCTGACTGACGGCGAGACGCTAGCACTAGGCGAAACAGATATGCTAGGCGACACCGACGGACTTGCTGACGCTGACGGGCTAACACTTACACTTGGACTAACCGAAGGCGACACAGATGCCGAAGGCGAGATTGAAGCACTTGGGCTAACACTCGGACTAACTGAAGCCGAGGGGCTGATGCTTGCAGATGGAGAGACTGACGGGCTAACACTGGCACTAGGACTGACTGACGCTGAAGGACTGACGCTTGGCGATACTGATGCGGATGGACTGATTGAGGGCGAAACACTAGCGCTAGGGCTGACACTGGCCGAAGGGGAAACACTAGGGCTCACCGAGGCTGATGGACTCACCGATGGGGAAGCACTGGCACTTGGCGAAACCGAGGCCGATGGACTAACAGACGGAGATATACTTGCGGATGGCGACACCGATGGACTAACCGAGGCAGATGGACTCACGCTAGCGCTAGGAGAGACCGACGGACTGACCGAAACAGACGGGCTGATTGATGGACTTACACTCGCCGATGGCGAGACTGAAGCCGAAGGGCTTATGCTTGGACTGACAGATATGCTTGGCGAAATAGAAGGACTTACTGATGCGCTGGGAGATACGCTAGCACTGGGCGAAACGCTCGGAGACACCGACGCCGATGGTGATATTGACGGCGAGACGCTAGCAGACGGGGAAACCGAAGCTGATGGTGAAACGCTAGGCGAGACCGATGCGCTCGGGCTCACGCTAGGGCTTACCGATGCCGAAGGGCTAACGCTCGCAGATGGACTTACCGATGGGGATACGGAAGCCGAAGGGCTAACCGACGGTGAGATACTGGCGCTGGGGCTAACGCTTGGGCTGACGCTGGCTGACGGACTAACCGATGGGCTCATACTGGCTGAAGGCGAAATTGATGGGCTTATACTTGCCGAAGGCGAGACGCTAGCACTTGGACTTATCGATGGCGACTCAGACCCTATCGATGGACTTGCTGATGGACTAGGCGAGACGCTTGCGCTTGGCGAGACGCTTGCACTTGGCGAAACACTAGGCGAGACAGAGGCACTAGGTGAAACACTTGGTGACACCGAAGCAGATGGCGAAACGCTGGCCGATGGGGAAATACTAGGCGAAACACTGGCTGATGGACTAATACTTGGTGAAACACTCGCACTGGGTGAAATTGATGCTGATGGAGAAACGCTCGGAGAAACTGACGCGCTGGGGCTTATCGATGGGCTTACGCTAGCTGAAGGGCTTATAGACGCTGATGGCGAAACCGAGGGTGAGACGCTAGCGCTTGGGCTGACCGAAGGACTGACGCTGGCACTGGGTGAAATGCTTGGTGAAACTGAGGCGGATGGGCTGACACTAGCACTTGGTGCTGCTGCTGCTTCATAGGTGCAGTAGATGGAGAATTCACGGTCGAAAACTCCTGTTGACCAACTAATAGGAGATGGCCACTCATCTTCCCAAGTGCTTTTAACCTGTTTATAATTTCCAGAGTCGGTATCATCAGAATAAAGTACCATCGCATTGTTAACTCGGAAAACTAAAAAATAATCTATTGCTTCAATCGTCGGAGGTGAATCAAAATTCACTGTCTTGGAACTTGCCGTAGCTTCAGCCACTCCATATTCAGTTCCCTCTACTAATGTGCTATCGCTTGCCTTATAAAGAGCCAACTTAAAGCGGTCATCACTATCTTTTACTTTTGCAGTCATACTAACTCCCGTTCCAGAAACTCCTGTATAGGCTTTATTAGTACGATATATATAGTCAGCGCTACATGAAAACGAAGTCGCCCCAGCCCCTTCATACCCAAAAGTCGTTCCCTTACTACTTATCGGATAAACTGCTTTATCTAAAAACTCCTGTGGTATAGTTATGGTTAAAATCCCATTTTCTATATTTAATTCTTCCCAGTCCCATTTTCCTTCTGCGTCTGTTATTTTCGGTCTGAAGATATGCCCAAACTTGCCTACCCTATAAAGTTTTCCGCCAACATAGTTTATTTTGTTCTCCGAAGCATAAACCGCATAAGAACCAACTACATTTTCAGGTCTAAATGAACCTTTGTCTTTTTCTTCTTTAGTGAGTTCTGGCTGGTAAAAGAAGTCTAACCCCTTAGTATTAAGCGTAAATTCAAGTTTATTTGAAGCTGGTTTCTCTTTTAGGATTATTTCTAGCTCTCTCGCTCCTTCGGGGTGTTCCTTGGAAATTCCCAAATCATAGAAATGTGCCTCAATCTTTTTTCCTGCCCAAATTATCTTTTCACCTTCAACAGTTATTTTAGGATTAGTTTCATTGTGGAGAAGTCTGATTGAACAGTTAACCTCATTTGACCATCTTTCCACCTTCATCTGAGGCTTAAAGTCAGGCTGTTTATCATCTCCGATGATAACTTTTATTTCATCCTTAGGGTCAACTTTTACTTGCTCAACCCATGTAGTTGCATTTAGTTTTTGTATCATATATAATAGATTAACCTCAAATTATAATAACTATGCCTAAAGGAATTTACAAACATAAACCATTGTCTGCTGAAACAAGGCTCAAAATGAGTTTGTCTAGACGGGGAGAAAAACACCCAATGTTTGGCAAAAAACACTCCAAAGAGAGTCTCTTGAAAATGTCTGAAGCCCACTTCGGTCATAAATGTAGTCCTGAACATAAACAAAAAACGAGTCAAGCGTTGAAAGGAAGAATACCCAAAAACCTTGAGTTTCTTCACCAATTTAATAAAGGAAGCAATCACGGAAACTGGAAAGGAGATAATGTTAAATATGCCTCGCTTCACACTTGGATTATTCGATGGAAAGGTAAACACCAACAATGTAGCGTCTGTGGTGCTACCCCTAATGAAAAAAGATTGGTTTGGGGCAATAAAGACCATAAATATAGACGCAAGATAGAGGATTATATTGACTTTTGCGATAAGTGTCATCAAGATTACGACAAAAAATATAATGGATACAAAAACCATAACCAATTTACTCCATAGGTAGTCACCCTCAGGATGCTCTTCACAAGGAGCAATATCGTAAAGGTGAACTTCCTTTTTAGCACCAATCAGCTTAATCTTTTCGCCTTCGGTGGTTAATTGTTTGGGTTCATCATCAAGAAGCCTAAAAGAAGCATTGACCTCATTATCCCAACGCATTATCTTTACTTGGGGCTTGAAGTCAGGCTGCTTGGAATCGCCAATCTCGACCTCTAGCCTATCGGTTGGGTCGTCCTTAGGAACTAGCTTATATGAATTTGTAAGCTCGTCAAAGTCGCCTATCATTTAAAAAACTTCCTTACTTCATTTAAAAGATTATCGTAGAATATGTCCATCATTACCTACATCTTAGCAGATAAGACGAGAAGTTGCTATTAAAAAATGTCCTTAGCTTTCCCCCAACCTGGAATTTCCCCGCCTGGCTGAATTTCCTTCCAGCCCTTGGCGAACCTCTTATTCCTGTAACTCTCTGGCTTCCATTTGCCTTGAGTCAAAGCCCCTTTATGCTTTATGTCGATGTTCGGATACTTAGACTCCCATCTCTCCGACTTGAGGCTGGCAAACTCCTTTATCCGCCCATGAGTGCCAGGTTCGAAACCCATCGTCCTAACAAATCGATTGAATTCCACCCCATTCCCCAACTCCTTTAACTTTTTCTCCACCATTTCAATCCGTTCCTTATAATGCCCTAATAGCAATTCCCGATAGGCGCACAAGCCCGAAACTTGACGGCAATCATCCGTCCTCACCGCTAAACCATCCGACAATCGGAGTCTAAAAACATTGGTATTATAATAAAAAACGTCCTTCTTTGGAGGGACAAAATCGAAGTGCGAGGGGTGGTACAGGACATCGTGTTCCGTGAAAAATACTACCTCCGACTCGCTGTGTTCCAAGGCAGAATACATCTGTTTGAACATCGTCAAATACGAGCGCCTCAATGATGGGAAATAGGTGGCCTTATCGCCGAAGTTCGTCCTCTTCAACGAGCTGGTGACAATCTGCATGCCCTTTTCCTGGCCGATTCTCTCTAACTGCTCCTGAACCTTGCTGGCAATCTTTGGGTCAAGCTGACTATCTGTGTAATAGGCCATTCCCTTACTAGGCTTCCCCGCATCCACGGGTCCACCCTTCCAGTTGTACTTCTCGTTGGCCACCAGCTCGTCCAGGTCTTTCTGAGTCCAGCCCCGCACTGGCCAGAACTTCTTGACCAGCCAGGACAGGGGATGTATTTGCTTAGGCCATCTGTTGTTAAAAAAAACCTCCCTAGCCTTCATCTTGGCCTTCCTCACCTGACTGCCAGACAAGGAATACGGGAAGCTGAAGTCGCCGCCCTGCGTCCTAAACATGTGGGCGTACCAGGTATTGAGATTGCATCGCACTTCCCCCCCAGACAGCCAAGTCTTGCAGGCCACCTCTATGCCCTGCGACCCCCAAGTGCCGAACATTTCGTCGTCGCAGATGTTTAAATCAAAATACTTATCCCTCGTTATTATGAAGCAACTCCCCTGCAGGGACATAGTTTGCCTAAGGTGTCCTTGTGCTAGCGCCTCTGGTCGCTTACTATACTCACCGAAGTACTGGAAGTGGGGCTCAGGGTCGAAGCAATAGGAAATGCTGTTAGGGCTCGGCTTGGCGCGCCAGACGACATCCCTCTTGACATTCTTACTGCCGCACTTCTCGCACTTCTCGGGCGTCGGCCCCTGGTATCTCCGCCAGCCACAATCCTCGCACAACCAGTCAAATATATGGAAGTTCTTCATAAGCGGCACCATCGTCCAGTCGTCCCGCATCTCCGCCATCATCTTTACATCGAAGCCCTCGTCGAAGCAACAATGAGCGTCAACTTTCATCAAATACTTGCTCTTCGACAATTTGGCCGCCTCGTTAGTAGCCGCCCTCTGGCCAATGCTCTCAGAGTGGTGGATGACAGTCAGCCTCCCATCCTTGGGCAGGGGCGGATCGGCCCATTCGCCATCGAGCGCGACAATAATTTCAGTCTTCCCTCTCATATTTTTAAGAAGATCTTGGACTGTTCTACTAAGGAACATCTCATTCCTGCTAGGAATTATGACACTCAAATCATACATATAAATCCCTTTCGTTAATAAAAGCAGACCACATATCAGCAATTAAAATCAAAACTACAAACTTGTAACATTCGGTTGGTCGCCATTCTCTATAGGGCAAGCCTTTCGTTGCCGCAATCGCCATCTTTTGGCATTTACTCAATGGCAACTTTTCATAACCCTTAATGTCATGGACTAAAGTTGTTTCTATTATCTCTCTCCTATCGAGAACTTGGTTAAGTTCTAGAGCTTTTTTAATAACCTGCAAAGTATGGAACTTTAACCCACCTGGTAATTTTTGCTTGCCAGGATGATTCCTACACTTTCCAGTTTCGAACGCCTCTCTATTTTCAAGACAAAACTTGCGAATCGGCTCGCTTACTTCCTCTAAATAATTGTCTAAATCATCTTTCATAATTTCTCCCGTTTCATGTGAATCTCAAGTAATTCTATTAAAGCCTTATTAGGTTCTTGGAAATATATATCACGGCCGACTGGCCAAATCTTCAGCTTGTGCCAGTAGTCCTGTGAAATACCTTCTTGACATTTCTGATGAAGGAGAATAACTAACTCAGCCCAATCTAAAAGCATCTTTCTCGTGTCCCTGCCCATGCGCCTCATCCCCACAGCGATGGCATCATGACCCTTTCCCTTTAAGAGATAGGCCAATGCCACGCTTCTGCTATTTCCCTGCCTGCCAAGGCAAAGCACTTTCATTTGATCATCCTTTCTAAACCCTCCTCTAAAGTAACCTTCAACTCCCATCCTAACATTTTTTTTGCTTTATTCATATCGGCCAAAGTCGTCCTCGGCTCAAGCACTGCGGGAACATAATTAGGCTTAACATCTTTACCCATTATATTACAAATCGTTTTATAAAGCTCATTAATCGTTATGTTCGTTTCCGAGCCAGCGTTAAAGGCTTCCCCATGTACCTTAGACTCGGATGCCAGAACCAAAAGGTCAACAACATTTTCCACAAAATTAAAATCTCTAGTCTGTTCTCCATCTCCTGTGATATAGGGGGTTTCGCCATTCTTGAGCATATCTATAAACTTGGGAACTGCCGCCGCATAGCCGCCCTCTGGGCTTTGGCGCTCACCAAAGACGTTGAAAGGCCTGATGTAATTCGCCTGTAGCCCGTGAAGCCTCTCGTATAACTTACAATACTGCTCGCCTATCAATTTGGTTAAGGCATAAGGCGACAGGGGGCTCGGGATGGCTGTTTCTGGCGTGGGAAACGTGTCCTGCGTGCCGTAAAGCGACGAGCTGGAAACGAATACCAGCCTCTTAACCTTGTGCTTGAGGCAGTTGTCTAAGACATTCAGAGTACCATCAATATTTGTATTATTATATAATTTCGGCTCCTTTATCGACTCCTGCGGCCTTGTTTGTGCCGCCAAATGAAATACCACATCAACCCCTTCAAATAGCTTGCCGATATCATCAAGGATTGACCTCTTGTAGATAATGATATTGAGGTGGTGCTGCTGTAGGTTTTCCCACTTACCAGTAGAAAAATTATCAATTACGACTACCTGATGCCCATCATTAAGCAATCGGTCAGTTAAGTGTGAACCGATAAAGCCAGCGCCACCCGTGCATAAACACTTCATAATTTCCTCCCTAAACAGTCTATCACAGGCCCCGCGCCAGGTCTATTGCCACGGCCAAGCTCCGAAGCCACTATCTTGTACCCTTTCATTACGAACTCGCTAATGGCCTCCTCGGAGAAGCGCCAGTAATCCTTAGACTCTTCGCCTGAATAGCTATGCGCTGGGTAGCCGAAAAGCGGCACTGAAACATAAAAATACCCGCCCTTTTTTAAAACATAATCGACCTGCTTCAGTATTCCTTTAATATCTGGCACGTGTTCTAAAACATACAAGCATAAGACAATATCAAAAGATTCGTGCTTAAAGCGCTTAGAAATGTCGTACGCATCCATAACAATGTTTACGTTATTCCCTTCCTGAAGATCTATCCCGATATAATTAGGAAACAAACTTACAATACCCCCACTGACACTATTGCTCCCGATTTCCAGAGCCATTCCTTCAGCCCCGAACTCCTGAACCTGTTGCCCAATCCACCTTTTTGTCCTTTTAAGCATATTTAAAGCCTTCCTTGCTTTATCTCATTGGCTATCTCCACAACACTCATCCTCTTCCCAGGTACGTTCATCTCGCACGACCACTCTGGAATCATACCTATCCAATATTGAAATTCTTCCTTATCTACTATGTAGCGATAAGTGTCTTGAATCTCAAGAGATTTCCCTTCCTTAATCCTATTCCTAAAATAATTAATAATAGTATGAGGGTTGTTTCCCCAGACAATGTTCCCCAGGCGCATAATTGTATGGCGCTCAAAATTCTCTTTTACCAAGTCCTCCACTTCCTTCTTATGCTTAGCGTAACGACCTTCGGAATAGAATATGCTTAATGAGCCAAAATAGACCAAATGTTTAGACCTGTCTTGCTCTAAGAGCAGGTCTTTCTCCCTCTGGTATTCCGATTCTCTTGTCTCCTGCGAGTTGGACACACCAGAAGCAAAAAAAAGTAAGCCCTCCCTGTCTATTATTGCGCTGGCAATGTCTCCTGAGCCCACAATCACGCCTGTCCCCCCACATTAAACCTCTTTAATAACCATTCATAGTCATATACCCTCTCAGGCCACCTATTGTTCAGCCAATAGTCGGCGGAGTAGGCACGCCCCTTGGCCACACTCTCGCTGAACCGCCTCTGCTGCTCGTTGGTAAACCCGTAGCCCCTCCTGTCACGGTGCCAGTGGGCGTACCAGGTCTTCTTGTTGACGACAACCCTCCCACCTGACAGCCACGCCTTATTGCCGATTTCCTGCGCTTCGTTAGCAAAAGGGCCGTAGTTAGCATCATCCATCGGGCCAATCTTTTCATTCCAAAACTTCTTCTTCAAAAACCAGCAAGAGCCTTGAAAGGTCATCAGGTCATCAATCAAAACGTCTTTACGCTGGTAGTGCCTTTCATTCCAAATGTTCCCGTGCAGATACCCGCCCTTGTTCTCGATATACATATAGTCAATCGGTGGCCTGCCGTCCTCAATAATCTTCCACTCGTCAGCATTGAGCCTATACCTTCGGGGGACTACTATCCAATTATCCTCGCAATCCGCCTTCAGTTTAGCGTCAAAACCCTCATCAACCATACAGTGCTCATCGAGTTTCATAATATACTCGCCATTCGCCACCCTCATCCCAGCGTTAATACACGCCCTCATCCCAAGCGGGTTCTTGTCCGATCCCAGGTGAACAGCCACGACCCTGTCGTCGTTCCACTCGTAGCCTTTCGGATAATAGCCATCCAATACCACGATTACCTCAATCGGTCCCCTGGCGTTCTCTAGAAGGCCCACAACCGTCTTTACCAAATAGGAGTCCTCCCTGCTTGGGATGACCACTGACAATTTATCCATAAATCTCCTTGTACCCGTCCTTCGTTAGAACATACTGGTAATTAACCAAGTCCTCTTTCTGCCTAACAACCATCCAGCTACAACCGCCCTCCTTATACATACCATCGGGGCGTTGCCCAGGAGTGCCCAGAATGAACAACGGCCTTATCCTCTTGGCGTAACTCCAAGAATCAACCACATCCTTCACGTCCACGATCCAGCGCTGGTGCCTCCGCTTGTAGTCGTGCCC